CAGGCCACTTAAAAGTTTTGACCTTTTTCCTAATAAAAGCCATCAGAGAATTTAGGTTCCAACAAATCATACAGCAAAAAAAAGGGACCGCAACGCGGTCCCCTGGGGTTCTCGCTTTCACGAATCAAGTATAAACCAAAGAGAACTCATCGTTTCCTGCCGTAGAAGGAACAGCAGTATAGGGAAGGTTCAGCATCGCAATGCCATCCTGATCGCTATACGAAAGATCTCCGATGTCAACCTTCGTGGAAGAGAAGTCGATGATATTGCCAGCAGTAGTACCGTGCTGGAATGTCAGATTGCCCAAAGACTGATCAGTCAAGGCAGCCGCGAAATAATCCTTATCAGCGATTGGGATCATTTCAATCACAACAGTTCCGGTGGATGCACGATCTGTGATCAGAACTTCCTTACTGCAGCCGATCAGGTCACGATAGACCAGATTGTTACCCACGTCGAATGTGACAGATTGGAGGCATCCAGAGAAGGAAAGAAGCTCAAAACTGTCTGTATTGCCGTTTTTGAAGATCAGAGGAGGAACCTGATCAGCGTAGGTAACAGAAGGCAGTGCAGAGTCTTCTGGAGCGTTGTAGATCCCAGTGAACGTAAAATCAATCGTTGGGATCTCTCCTACGTTGGCGTTAAGAACAAAAGTTCCACGGCAGCCAGTTACCCTGTGTCGAACTCCGTCGATGTTGTAATGGATGGTGACGGAGCTGAAATTTGAAGAAACAGGTGCGTAGGTTACGCTCGTACCTGCAGCCACGGTCTCACTCAATCCACAAGCCTGAAGGGCTTTGCCATATCGAGGAGCAGTGCCAGCGGCTCCTGAACCAGCGAACTCAACGCTAAACGTGCATTCCACACGAGTGTTAGCGAGAAGCTGCTCAGAAGCACCCAGGTAAGGGCGAATAAGATCTCTGCTGACAACATCACTCTGCTGAGGAGTAATGTCCAGATCCCTCACCAGAACTGCGTCCGCTCCATCCGGTGTCGCGTCCGTTCCATAGGTTGATTCCGTTTCGATCAGAATCAGTCGTTTCCGAAGAAGAAGTGCCATTTTGTTGAAGGGTTTCGGCGGGCAGTGTTCGCTTGATCAGAGTGCGTTTGCCGGTTTCTGGATCGATAAAATACGACCCACCTTGACCGCTGTACTCATCAATCATGGTAGTGCTTGAGTCTTCTTAAATCCTACTCAATCGTCAAGTCTGCCACTGTAGTTCTGTATTTAACATCAAATTCATTGGTAAAAACACCAGCAGGCTTATCTGCATCAAGAAATTCAAAAGAAGTTACAGCTGGCTGAACATCTTGAGCGTAGCCACCAAGAGTCAAATCAGCCATGATCTTTGAATGCAATGATTCAATTATCGGATCCGCGTCTGTATAAGAATTGTCCGAACGCACAACCACCACCACCCTTACTCGAAGAGTCCAATCGAGCTTCGGAAGCGATGTAAACTGCTGAGCTATATCCGAAACAGGCTCAATAATGAGCATAGGGCTTTCGGCTCTTGCAACCGCCGTAACCCTTGATCGATACACTCTTCCATCAACACCAGCTGTACTAGCCAAAGTTGATGCAATCTGAGCCAGAATCTGCTCGCGCTTGGTGGTCATCAGTTACACATCACACAACAAGTAAAGCTCTCGCCATTGCTTAGGTTCGTTGCCTTTGCCCTTACATAAAGCAAAGGGGTATTGCTGTAGGAATGATAATCTACGCCTGAAGCAACATGAGAATGAGATTCAAGATCAAACCAATCGGTTCCGTTCAAAGAGCCCTGATGCACTACTGTTACGCTAGTTCCTACTATTTTGTCAACAAAAGTAAAATGAATTGCGTTTACCTTTACAACAGGAGTTTCTCCGTTTTCTGTCAAGGTATCCCATTCATGGATGTTTTTCTCGTTGTTGGAGTAGTAGCCAATGATTGCTGTCATGTTTATACCTTTTGAAGCATTAACTCACAAAAAGCGCCATCATCGATGAGCACCGTGTTCCTTACAGTGTAAGCCGTACCGTCTACAGTGACCGCATCGCCGTGAAGCAAATCACCGAACTTTGAGCTTTCACACATCAATTTGTAATCAGTAGTAAGTACAACACCATCGGCAATGAACTCTGAAGGCATATCCAGAATTCCGACGCCAGTAGTGGCTCCGGCTGTCACCGAAACACCAAACTCGTCAGTATTTAAGAAAGCGTCTAGGTCTTCTGCAAATGCCATTAGAAAAAGCGCCTGACAAATGCCAGGCGCATATCAGGTTTTTAATCAGGCGTACTTCTTGGCGCCCACAGCATTGATGCTGTAAGTATGCGTAGAAGTAGAGGTAGTAGAAACTGCTTTGATGAAACGCTTGGCGTCACCACGAGGGAACACCAGATACTGCTTAGAAGCAGAAGTGCTCACCTGAGCGAATGCAACAGCAGCAGAAGCCTGCTCGGTTCCATTCAGGTCAAAAACAGCCGTCACGTCGGTGTAGCTACCGCCTGAAGTGTCGCTGGATTGCAGCTTCACATCGAGAGTGGAAGTACCGCCAGCTTCAACATCGAGAATAACAATGATGTCGCCTTCGTACTCAACGAGGTCAACAGCAGTGCCATCAAGATCAGCAGTGCGAGCAGCAGTAGGGGCCAGGGCGAAGTGTGAAAGCTTCTCCAGGCCGGTGGAAAGAATAGCCATCAGTCTTTGGAAGTAGAGGAACTTGTTCGCCCGCGACGAAGCACAGGCTTAGGAGTGCAAACTGCCGGTGCCTCGACCGGCTTGGTTTCGATCTTTCCCTCTGGCTTGGGGGCAGGCTTAGGTGCGTAAGCAGCCTTGTTCATGCCAACCAGAAGTTTTGCTGTTGCGTACTCAAGCTCTACAAAGGAGCCAGCCTTAGCTGGCTCCCCGGAGATCATGACATCGCGCAGGATCTCAACTCTCATGGAATCAGGTGCCGAAGCAGAAGGAGGAAGGCTGTTTGATAGCAACATCAACATCTTGCATCGCAATGACGCGGACGGTGCCAGCAGTAGCGCCAGCATAAGGATCAACAGTCAGATCCAGGCCGGACCACATGCCCATCACCATCATGGAGAAGTCACCAAACAGTGCATCGTTGTTCAAGAGCTGGTTGGAAATGATCACGGGATAACCGTTGATCTCATTGTCCATGAACACGAACTGAGCGGTGTCGTTAGCCTTCTCGGTTGACTTCAGGGCGCCGCGAGCAGATGCGTTGATGATGTAACGCATGTTCTCGACATCGGCGTTAGCAGCAGCAACATCGGTCTCCATGCCGATGTACTCCTCGAAAGTTCCGAAGTTAGTGATGACCTGGGAGCCAATGCCGGTGGTATTGGTGAAGCCGAGGGGCTGATTGCTGGATCCGGTGCCGTAGATAGCAGCGCGGTCGATTTCCAGTGCGATCACGCGAGCAAGGTCGTCGCGAATCATGCCCTCAACGTCGATGCTGGCTTGCAGCATCAGGCGACGGCTGTAGTCAACATAAGCACCCACAGTCTTGGGGGTCATGTTCACTTGGTCGATTGAAGGCTGGCTTTCAACCGGAGCGGTGTTCTCTCCAACCCAATAAGCGGTGGAAGCGCCTGACTGACGGGGGATGCTCACGTTGCCCTGCAGTCCGCTCAGCATGGTTACACCAGCTTGTGCGAATGCAAGACGGTTGCGCAGCAGCTCAATGAAGGAGCCAACGACCAGATCGTCTTCGACCAGATTGCCACCAGCGGTAGGGGTGCCCACCACCAGATCACGACGAAGAACTTCGTTCGGAACAACGATGCCGTTAGAAGCACGCTCGTACTTCTCAGCAGCAGCCTTGCCTACTTCAATTTCAAACTCAGCGTCACGACGAGCCTGAGCATCGCCACGGTTGGCGAGATAGTTCAGAGCACGAACAAAACTGAATTCGCGGGTTTCCTTTTGGGAAAGGCCAACATCGTTGGCATCAATGCGATGTTCCACTGGTTGATTGCCGATTTTTTCGAGGAAAGCAGCACGGGCTTCATCAACCGACTTACCGCCGTCGATAAGTTCGCGTGCTAGTTCGGGGAGCTTATGACGCTCGCCGATGGTGTTGATGGAAGCAATACGGTTGCGCTCGGCCTCAACGGCCTCGGACCGGATCACCTCCAGGTCTGGAGTGTTGTCCATGACGGGTTCAGTCACAGTGTTTGCAGGAGATGCGGGCGGGGCCGCTTGATCGTCGGAATCGGGTTCACTCAAAGAGCGCCCAATTCCGATTGTGTTGTCGGCTGGAATAACAGCCATGCTGACTTCGTAGGGACGCCAATTCGTCGCCACGTAGCCGTCTTC